TGATCGATCGGCACTCGCCTAGCCAGATGTGGGCATAGTTGGGGTCGTTGGCGGCCTTCATTTTGCGCCGCTCGACCTGCATGGCCTCTTCCAACCACGGGTTGTCGTAATACTGGCACTCGATGACCAAGGCGTCGGCGTCGTGGCCTTTCACAAAGCGCTTGTAGACGTAGTCCTCTTCATCGTCCGGGTTGAAGCTGATCCAGATTTCCGCGCCCGGATTGCGCAGGATGGTCGGAATCAGCTTCTCCCACGAGTCCTGGCCGATGCTGTGCGCCTCGTCGGCCCACACGATGTCTACGCCCTCAAAGGACTTGATCGAGTCGGCGGTGTGGTCTTTGAGGCCCGAGAAGTTGAAAACCGTGCCGTTCCAGCGGTGGCGGATGTACTTGTCCGTCACGTGGTACTGGCTTTCCAGCCCCATGCGTTTCAGGCAATCGACCAGGTTCTGGAAACTCGACTCCTTGAGCGACTTCATTACCTCGCGCACGCACAGGATGCGCAGCTTCTTCATGCAGCCCAGCATCAGCAGGAACTGCGCCATCGTGCGCGACTTGCCGCCGCCACGGCCGCCCCAGGCGACCTTGAAGGGCTTGTGCATCTTGATCAGCGGCTCAAGCTTCTCCGGGTAGAGAAGCGGCACCTGAGCGGCGAGCGCGAAGCTCACTCGTCGTCCGGCGTGGCCTCAGCCGGCAATGGCTTGGTCTTCTCGATTTCCTGCAGCGACTTGACCGGCTGCAGTACGAAGGTGGGCACCGGCATGGGGTTTTCTGCGTCGTTCTCGTGCACCAAGCGCTCGCGATAGCGGCGGTCCCACTTGGCCAGAAGCTTTTCCTGCGTGCCGATCAGCAGCCGATCTCGCTTGATGTTCTTGGTGCTGAATCCTTCGACGCCTTGAGCGCACAGGATCATCGACGCGGCGAGCTGGTCTTTGCCGATGTCGAACGCGTCATCGATCATCCGGGCGTGCTCTTCGTTGCGCCCGCGCTGCTTGAGCAGGGTGGATTTGGGGATGCGCGGCACCATGCGGTCGCAGATGGTCGATTGCGGCCAAAGCCCTTTCTTCAGCTCCGTGCAGATGTGCTCGATCGCCTTGTCCCAATCGGTGCCCCACTCGAAGGTGGGCGGCAGTTCCCCGGTGAAGAGACCCGGCATGTCAGACGGCCCGCGTGACCATCACGAAGCAGCCGTCGGCATCGCGCTCAGGTGACTGCACCAGCTTGACCATGTGCGCGCCGATCCAATAGGGCCATTGCAGGTCAGTGGTGGTGCTGAAGCTGTCGCGCACGGCACGGGCTAGTCGATTGAACAGGACGGTGCGCACGGACTCAGCCCCCGCCAGCGATCACGATGGCGGCGTTCTTCAGCCGGTTGTGCGTCTCTTCGTCGGCCGGTGAGCCCTTCTTGCGCTTGGCGTCCATGTGGTGGAACGTCTCGGCCAGCTGGGCGCGCTTGCCCACCACGCCCGGCTCTTTGGCGGCCTCGTGCAGCTTCTTCAGCGGGATCTTCTTGTCCTTGGGGATGCCCAGGTCTTCATGCAGCGCGCCCGGGTGCTTCACGGCGCCTTTGATCCAGTGGTCTTTGTTGGCCATAGCGGCGAGTCCGTGAAGGGTGGGCGATGGCGCGGATGCTACCGCTGAGCCGCCCCATACGTCCACTGGATCAGGTTTCTGGCCGCCTCGGTCGCGGCGTCATACCAGCGCCAGTAGGCCGCTTCCATCGTCAGGCCTTCGGCGTACGCCAGCGCGTTGTGGCACGTCCATCGCCCATTGGCGTGGGTGTAGCGCACTCGTGGCCGGTAGACGCTCATGGGTCAGTCCAGTGGGTTCGCTGTGAGGTGGTAGCCCCTGCAGTGAGCGCAGGCATAGACCCGTCGCTCCGTCTTGCCGCCGACGCGGTGCCGGCGCTGTTTCTGGATCTTGCGCAGCGTGCGCTTAGCCTGGTCGGCGCTGGCGTACCGGTGCTTGTCCTGGCAGCTCATCGTCGCCCCCTGTCGGCATCGGTAGCTGGTGGGTCCAGTATCGCGCGCCGTCGGGCCCAAGCCAACGGCCTCGGATGCACCAGCCCAGGCCGTTATGCCAGATGCCGCGGTCCTGCACGCCCCAGGCATCGACGACGGTATAGCTGCCGTTCCTGATCGGGTGGCCGGTCATCCACGTGAATTCGTGGATCATCGGGCGAAACGATCAACGTCGCGCACGACGTAGCTGAAGCGACGCCCCTTCCACGCTTGAACAGTTCGGTTCATCGATAGCAGCGTGTTTCGATAGCGCTGGTTGGTCATGTATTGCCACGACTTGCGCAAGGCTCGCTTGGCAGCCTTCTGCCGGCGAAGGTGGCTTTCAAACGCGGATCGCTCGTGCGCTGTTACCTGAAAATCATGGCCAAGCGGACCACGGCCTACGCGGATAAGGTCACCTCTCTTGGTGTAGACGGATCGAAACCGCCATGAACCTGGCTGGCGTGATGCTTTCTGCATGGCGATCAGGTCGGTAGTGCGCGTCAGTTCGATCATTGCGGCCACCCGTGGTTGCGCATGAAGTTGAGGAAGTAGGTTTGCGCCCGCGCATCATCGGCCCAGCCCGATGCCTGGACAACGGTGCTTCCATCGTCCATTTCGAGCACGAAGGCGAAGGCAGCGCGCTTGACGGTGTCGTCGCCCGCCATCAGCGCAGCCATCTGTTCGAGGAACGCCAACTGTTGGCGCATGCGTTCTTCCAGCGTCAGCGTGGGGAAGAGCGGAACCACCTTCTCGTCTTTCACTGGATGTCCTCGTGTACGTGGGGAACGCGACCGCGCGAGACATCCACACGGTAGCGATAGGCTACGTCAAGTCGCTGGCGGCGGAAGCGTTCGCGATCATGCGCCAACTCAAGATCGCTGCTGATGGCTGCCAGCGCGGGGAAGAACAGCCACCACATCACAGAAGCTCCGCCTGCTTGAGCTGGCGCACAATGGGCTCGAAATACACGTGGCAGCGGCCGCCGTATTCGTCAGGCTCCATGCGCTCCTTGGTCAGCCGAAAGATTTGCTTGTCATCGGCCCAGGCGATGCCGTTGAGAGCGTCGCTCAGCACCTTCTCGCAGTTGCCCAGGTCGATGCACTGCACATCGTCGTCCCACGTGTCGGGATTATTGGCCGAACGCTTGGCCCAATCCTTCGGACGGTTCGGCCAAAGCTGGATGTGCAGGTGAATGCGTCCGGTGACTGGCTTCACGCCCATATGGACGGCGATGCGCTGAACGTCCCGCTTGAACTGCCTGGCCTCTTCGCTGAGCGTCGTGATGGCGCGCGAACCGCCTTTCGGGACGAAGGATCGCCAGTAGCGGTTGGCCGAAACGGGATACGGAAGGGCGATGAATTGGCGCGAATTCATGCCATCAGCGTGCTCTGTAGTAGATCCTACGAAGCTGCTTTTCAAATCCATGGTAACAAATCTCCAAAGCTCAGGGGAACGCACGCGCGATGGGAGCACGGGCGCATTGGGATGCTCAGCCCTTACTTCCGTTCAGGTTCACTCCAACAACCCACGAGAGCGGGCGAAATGCTCAAGCATGTTGCGCGTCTTTTCGCTATTGCCCTCCCAGTAACTGGTGGCAGCTATCGCGGCCGTTACCTCCTCTTCGGATACGGGGCCGATGACAGGGACAACCAGGCTTGCCTGCTTTTGATCCATGAGCGTCTTAGCCACGCCCGTGAGTCCGGCGACGTTGCGTGACAGGTTGGCCAGCTCATCGCACAGGCGCTGCTGCAGAATATCGGCCACAGGCACCTGGATGGGCGGCGGCGTATTGGTCACGATGCCGGAAGAAGCCGCACCCTCGCCACACCAGTCCATCACCTGCTTGTAGGCGGCCTGTTCCCTTTGCTTCTCCGTGATCGTGCCAACGCTCATCGGCTTGGCCTGATTCGCCACTGAGTTTTGTGCCTTGTCAGCAGCCTCCTGCTCGCACGAGCTACACCGGGCATACATCGGTACTCCGTGCGTACAACGGTGATCGTGGTTCACGCTGTTCTCTCCTGGTTGATGGCGCTTTCCGCCCACTGGCGGCCTTGGCGCGTGAGGAAGTAGATCGGTTTGAGTTCGGCAACGCGGTCAGACCGGGTGCAGACCTTTTTGGAGTCGGTGAGCCACCGAAGTTCGATGGCGATGCTGCGGGGTGCGGCATGCAGGGCAATGGCCAGATCCACGAGGGTCATCGGTTCCAGCAGCAGCGCCAGGCCGATGCGGTCAATCAGCGCGAGAGGCATCGGCCGCCCTCACGATCTGCAGGCCGCGCTTGAAGTCAGGCCCGATCGATGCGCCAAGAACGGGCCGCGTGCTGAACTGACAGGCGACCACGCCGTTCTTGAGCACGTTCGACACCGGGACCACGAAGCGATAGCCCATGGTTTCCTCAATCTCGCGATTCATCATGCCGCGCGTGATTTCGTATTCGAGCTCCTGCAGCAAGCGCTCGATGCGCGCCTTTCGGTATTGGGAATCGTCAAACATCGTCGTCCCCTTGGTGGTCGAAGTTATCGGCGTAGCGATCCAGGTCGCTCACGATGTCGGCGAAGCGGTGCAGGCCGTTCTGTTCGCCCAGTGTGGGCTGCACGGTGGTGAGTTGTGCGCCGGTTTCCTTCCACGTGGCCTCGCTGTTGAGCCCTCGATCACGTAGGTGCTGGTCGTAGCACCGCTGGCACACGTACCCGACGGGCAGGCCGTTCTGGTCCTGGATGGCGATGTCGGCTTTGCCGCGCTTGTTGCACGGGCCGTTGCGGTACTCGCACACGCGGGACTTGCGGAACTGCGTGGGCTGCGGTGCGTCGCGGCGTGAGCGTGCACCGGGGAGTTCGTCGCGGATGCTCATGGCTGGCCCTTGGTCAGTTGCGCCAGTCGCTCACGCTCGCGCGCCACGATGTCGGAACGGCGATTGGCCTCAACCATTTCCTGCTCCGGTGTGAGCTCCGGCGCTGGCAGCTTATGGAAGTAGGGCCGCGGCTTGTCAGGCATCAGGTCAAGCACATGTTTGGGCGCTGGCCACGCGGTCACCTCGCCGGCCACGCGCTCAAAGGCCACGGCGATGCGCTGGGGATCGTGCTCGGCGTCATCGATGCCGCGTTGTGTAAAAACCTTCGTCCACGCCATCAACGTCGTCTGGATCATCTCCGGTCCGGGGCTGTAGGCCAGGTTCAAGGGGACGAGCTGCAAGAAGCCTTTGCGGATGCTCCGCTCTAGCCATTCGGTCGGCGGTTTCGGCATGTCGGTGGTCATTGGCTAGGGTCTCGAAGATGGCGGCTTGGCGGGATTGCTTGGGGACGAACTTGGCGCGCTGGTGGGTGCCGTTCTGCTCATCGGCACGGCGAACCCAGTTGCGGAAGGTGGCTGGCCAATCGAGCTTGGTTCCACCGGCACCGGGCTTGGCGGTCCAGTAGTCGCGGAACTTGGGCAGCTCCCGCATCCATAAGCTGCCCGACTCGGCCACCACCTGATTGATCAGCTCAGCGGATGGCGACCAGTCCAGAGGTAGGCGAGTCCCTTTGTCCGACTTCCCCCGTTTAGGGGGTAAAGGGGGTAGCTCTTGCTTTTGATCTATATCCTCTATCTCTTCTCTAGTCCGCTTTTTGTCCGGTTCATTTGCGGACGCATCTGCGGACACATTGCGGACAGATTCAGGACGTTCACGCGACCTCTTTTTGCGCTTCTGGTCCTCGGCCCGTCGCTTGCCGCTGGTCCCGTTATGTTCCTCAAACTCAGGCACAGCAAGGTTTTCACCATCAAAGTGAAGCCATTTCACGGCGACCATGGCATCCGAGAATCCCTCCCATCCGATCAAGTGATCGAGGATCGAAGGTGAATATCCATTCAGGACACCGTTGACGCTGTGCGTATCGAAAATCGCCCAAACCGCATGCAATCCGCCTATCACGCGGAATTTGTCCGCCATAGTTGCGGACAAAATGCGGACAACTTTCGGATGCGTTTGAAGGTCCACGCGCATCTTTATCCAGTCACCGGCCATATCAGGCCACCTCGCGGGAAGCGTGGGCCTCCTGGATCCTGGCCAGCGCCAGCTCAAACGATGACTGATCGCGCTCAATGACAAGGAAGGAAAGGCCAAGCTCAGCGGCGACAACTCCGGTGGTGCCGCTTCCCATGTACGGATCGACCACCATTTCACCGGAAAGGGCGTGCGGACGTAGGCAGTTACGCACCAGTTGCCGGGGAAAGGCGCATACAAAGCCTTCCACGCGTTCAGGCGTGAAGCGCCATACGTCCATCAACCCAAGCGACTTTTGCGGCCGGCGCGGCCGTCCGATCTGATAGATCAGCTCATGTCCCTGCTGATAGCGGCCGGTAGGCGTCGATCCGCCTGCGCGATCCCACACGATTTCGCACCAGATGGGAAACTGCGCCAGCCACTGGATCGGATGCCACACGCGCGACGGGGGGGCGTCCTTGTTACGGCTGTGCCACGCGTAACGAATGCGGTGATTGTAGAAAATCGAGTCCGTGCACACGCGGCGAAGCTGCGAAAGCAACTGAACCTGTTGCGCCTGATACTCGATTTCCGGCAAATCGTCCGCATACCAGCGGTCGAACTTCGCCGCCATGTCTGCGTTTGCCTTGGTCTTGGCACCCGGAGACGTGTGGTAGCGCTTGTTGAGGTTGTAGGGCGGACTGGTAACACACCAGTTAGCCGCGCCGTCAGGCAGCTTTTGCAGCTCCGTCAGGCAATCGCCAAGGATCAGGGTGGCATTCCCCACCCGTTCAATGCGCTGCATGTCCTTACCCCTGCTTTTTGGCGTCTTTCTCGTTTTGAAGCATGACGTGGAGCGCGATGTCCACGTTCGCGAATTCGACCGCAAGCCGGTCCGAATCGGACAGCTTGAAGTCGATGGGCGGGAGATCCTTGGGCGGTTCCCGCAAGTCGATGACGTGCCTGGTCATAGATTCCTCGTCTTTGGCATGTGGTCAGGGAAAAGCGCTGGCCCACGCTTGAAATTGCAGGACATGCAGCAAGGCTCGACTTCAAGCGGCCTCGCGTAGTCCCTGTGCTCCCAATGGTCGGCCTGCTTACCGCAGTCAACACATGGCGTTGGTTGATCTTTCAGGCTGTGAAGATATCCAAGGCAGATCGCGCGATTGACCATGCTTATCGCCGCTTTCTGCCAGATCATCTTTCGTTCCTCACGAATTCCCCCATTGATGGGCCCTACAAGCGCCCTTCGGAATTCACGAGCCACCTTTGCACGAAGCTTGCTATCTCTAAATTTCTGGTCCCACTCACGCATGCGCCGTACATTTTCCTTTCTGGAGCACCAGCGGCATTGCCATTCACGCTTCCACCAAGACATCTTGGAAGGACCTAGACGCCCACACCCTCCCTTGCATTCGAATGGTGGCTTTGGCCTCTCATCCACGATCAATCAGCCTTGTTCGTTTTGACGGTGTGCAGCCGCTTCAGTCGGCTACCCACTTCCTTAGTCGGGTTCTTGGTACGTCCCGTATAAAGGTCGTGGATAGTGCTCCGACCCACCTTGCAGGCCCGGCCAATGGCCGCCCAGCTCATTCCAGCCTCGCGGAGCTGACTCAACTTTTCTTGCCACATAACGGCGGTGTCTCCGGTTGAATGTGGCCGAACAATACACCGTCGAAATAGGTTCGGCAATAGGTTCGGAGAAATGTTCGGCAAAAGTGTTGACAGTCGTTCGGCGTGATGGCAGAGTCCGTTGCACCAAACGTCACCCCAAGAGACGACAACATGAAACCCTCGAAGCAACTAAAGTTCCGCCGCCGCTGGCATGGAAAGATCAACGGCATCCATGCCTGTGCTTGGGCAAACGTCATGCTTTCGACGTTCGGCGCTCGCGTTTACGTGGGCCGACATGGCTACCTTCGCCACTGGGTTGAGGTCTAAGCCATGGACAAGATTGCCGCCGAAATCTTCGCCCCGCTCCTTGCCGGCATGGCAGGGAAGCCGCTCACCCGCGCCATTCAGTCCTATCGCGACGTGGAAGCGCTGCACCAGTCGCTGACCATCCGCGTGCCGCTGATCGAGGTGGAGCTGTCCAGCCGTAACCCGGGTGACGCTGACACTTGGCGCACGGCGGTGCTGGACCACCACCTGACGCAGCGCGCCTATGAGCTGCTGGTGGAGGCTTACCCGGATGTGTTCGAAGCCATCGCGCGCCGGCTGGCCGAGGGGAAGATCAAGTGAGTAAGGAGCGCAAGGTCGAGGTTATTGACCAGCTCAAAAGCGCGGCAAAAACTGTTCACTACTGGCAGGGAAAAGACCGTGCTGATGAAGTGAGGCAAGCCGTAGACATCGTTTCCGAATTGATCGCAGCCAACCGCCTGCTGATCGAGCAATACGAGGCTGTGAGCGAGTTCACCATGGGTGGCGCACTGACCAATGCACCGTTTCTTCTCATCAAAGAAACGTTGGAGCGCATCGCATGAGCCGCCTGTCCGCTTTCATCGAGCGCCATCACGGCTGGTTCGCCTGCGCGGTCTTCGTGGTCGGATGCGTCTACATCATCGCGGATGCCTTCTCATGTGCATGAGCGACTTGGTAGACATCCCGCAAGACGAGAAGCCTGCCGCCCTGGCGCAACTGTCGCAGCTCCTGCGCTTGCGCCCTGTCAACGTGATCGAAGCGACCCAAGGGGAAGCCCATGAACTTCGAGTACAGCATCTCCCGCACGACGCCTAAGAGCTGGGCCGGCTGTGAGCCCCCCACCGAAGACGAACGCCGCGCCGAGTGGCTTTATCGCTACTACGCCGCCGGCCACCACCACCGCGAACCCACTGATGATCACCAAGAGGAACTGACCCCGTGAATACCCAGGCCCAGCAGCCCGAAGCTTTGACCGAAGAAGAAATCGCCAATCTCCCGCAGGAGGTGGCCGACACCATCAACGAAATCACCACCGTGCCCGAGTTCACGCGCACGGCCTTGGCGCTGATCACCTACGAGCACCAGTACAAGGATGCCGTGTTCCCTGTCGCGACCAAGAAGGGCATGGACGAGGCCAAAGAGGCCCGCGCCACGCTTCGCACCACGCGCACCAGCATCGAGAAGCGCCGCAAGGAGCTGACGGCACCGTTGCTGCAGCGCCAGCGTGCTCTTAAGGCCGATGGCGATTCGATCATGGAGCGCATTGCCGCGCTGGAGCAGCCGATCGATAACCAGATCAAGGCGCACGAGGCAGCGATCGAGGCCGCACGCTTGGCCGACATCCAGAAGGAACAGAACCGCGTGGATGGCCACCGTGCGCGCATCGCTGCATGGCGCAACCTGCCGGGCGAGATTGCCGGGCGTCCGCTGGCGGGCATGCGTCTGGCGCTGAAGCGCTTGACCGAAGAGACGCCGCCCGACTTTGCCGTGTTCGAAGAGTTCCAGCAGGAGGCGGCTGATGCCCACATGGCCGTGTGCGCTCGCGTGACGGAAATGGTTGATCAGGCCCAGTCGGCTGAAGACGCCGCCGAGCGTGCCCGCCAGCAAGAGGCCGAATTGCAGGCCATGCGTGAGCGCAATGCCGCGCTGGAACGCGAGGCCGAGGAACGCCGCCAGGCTGATGCGCGCCGCGAGCAGGCCGAGCGTGAAGATGCGGAGCGCAAAGAACGTGAGGCACAGCGTGCTGAGGAAATGCGCGTTCACAATATCCGCCAGCAGATCGGCGCCATCATTTACGCGATGCAAGGCCTTAAATACATGAGCGCCGAGGATCTGACGGCGCACCTTGCCAAGCTGACCCGTCTGGACCCAGAGGCATCCGCGTTCGACTTTCAGGAATTCCACGCCGAAGCGGTCAGCGTCTACAAGAGCGCGCTGGTGGAAGTCGAGCGTGCCTATGACGCACGGCTGGCTGTTGACCGCGAGGTGGCCGAAGCGGAACAGCAGCGACAGGCCGAGCTGGCCGAGTCGCGCCGTCTTCAGCAGGAGGCCGCCGCCAAGGCCGAGGAAGACCGCAAGGCGTCCCTTACCCTTCGCGCCGCCGCGCAGGCCCTGGTTGACCATTGCGTGAGCCGTGGTATGGGCCATGACAAGCCGGTGGAGGACTTGAACGCCGTGCTACTCAACTCCGAAGGCGATGTCCCCCAGGTGCGCAGCAAGCGCCAGGCCAAGGCACCCACGAAGGTGGCGCGCTGATGGCCGACTACATGACCTTGCTGGGCGCGGAAGACGTGCACAGCGCGTCCCGCAACATGCTGAGCGCCGCCGATCAATTCGCCAGCGCTTTAGGCTCCTTCACCTACCAACTGGATCGCCTGCAGCACATGCTTGACGATCACGCCTCGCGCATTGAGGCCGCCGTGGCCAGCTTGAAGGAGAAAGGTGCATGAGATACGTCACCGCAACCGCCAATGAGCTGTTGGAGTGGGGCATTCAGGAGCTGGAACTGCGCGAGGCAGACGCGCAGTACCGCACGCCCGCCGATGCACAGGAACGCATGCGCCTGCGCGCCAAGGACATCGGTGCGACGGTGCTGCAGGCCAACACGCTGTGCCGGGATGCGGCAGCGTTCCTGCAGCGCAAGGGGCAGAGGGCATGACCGACATCCTTGGCCGTGGGTACGTCGGCGGCGGATCCATTGCCGCCATCTGCGGGCTGTCACCCTTCAGCACGCCGCTGGATGCCTACCTGCACATCGTGGAGCCACAGCAGTACGAGGCGGAGGAACTTCGGTTCTTCCGTCGTCGTAAGGCGCTGGAACCGTTCGCCTCGCAGTGTTTCGAGATGGCCACAGGCTTCATCATCGATCGGACCAACGTGCGCTACGACGATGCAGAATTTCCTTGGGCCAAAGCGGAAATAGATTTCGAGGTTCCTTACGAAGTTGATGATTCGTGGAATGGCGAGACGAAGACCATCCGACAGGAGATGGCGCGCTTTTGGGGCAAGCCGGATGATGGCGAACGTCCTCCCGCTTACGTCGAAGCTCAGGCACAGTGGGGCATGGGCGTGCATCCCGCCGATGGCTGCTTTGTGCATGGCCTGCTGGGCCTGGACGATGACCTGATCTACGAGGTGGAGCGCGACGACGAGGTCATCAAGGAACTGCGCGCCCGTGCGTTGAACTTCTGGACATGGCACGTGGAGAAGCGCCGTCCGCCCCAGCCGGTCAACGTGGACGACATCCTGCGCCTGTTCCCGCGTGACACCGGTCGCCAGGTAGAAGCCACAGACGAAGTGCTGGCCGCGTGCGAGAAACTGGACAAGGCCAAGCGTGCCATCAAGGCCGCTGAGGCAGATAAAACGCTGGCCGAGTTCCCCATCAAGAACCACATGCGCGACGCCGCCGTACTAACCCAGCGCGGGAAGCCCATCGCCACCTTTAAGACCGATTCCCGCGGCGTTCGCTCATTGAGGCTTTTGTGATGGAAAGTTGGCTTCCTGTTAGAGGGTATGAGGGCCTTTACGAAGTATCAAACACTGGACAAGTTAGGACGCTTCGAACTGGTCCACATGTACATGTGAGAAGAGCCGACAGGATTTTGCAGCTTTCTAACAGCCATGACGGATACAAAATCGTTTGCCTTACTGACACCAAAGGCAACAAGAAAACCAAGCGAGTACATATGCTCGTAGCTTCGGCATTTATAGGAGATCGTCCGGCAAACACTGAGTGCGGACACCTTAATGCCATAAGAGACGACAACAGGTCAGAAAACCTTCGCTGGATAACGAATCAAGAAAACGTTGACCAGAGAAAGATTGATGGAAACTCAGCAATTGGTGAGCGATGCGGATTGGCAAAACTCACTGATGAGCAAGTCTTGTGGATTCGTGAATCAAGACTCCAAGGCAAAACAATTGCGTTGATGCTTGGCATAGCTAGATCGAATGTCTCGCATATACGAAGCAAAAAAACTTGGACTCACTTATAAATCACCGGAGAAAATGACCATGGCCCAGCAGCAGAATTTGAAGCAAGCCCTGCAGCAAGCACCGCAGGACAAGAAACCGCAGACCGTCAAGGATCTGCTGACCAGTCCCGACATGCTCAAGCAGATCCAGCACGCTCTGCCCAAGCACATGAGCGGCGAGCGTATGGCGCGCGTGATGCTCACCGCCATGCGTACCACGCCCAAGCTGGCTACCTGTGAGCCGGCCTCGTTCATGGGCGCGGTGATGCAGCTCTCTCAGCTTGGCCTTGAGCCGGGCGGCCATCTGGGGCATGCGTATCTGATCCCCTTCGACCGTAGCGTCAAGGTCGGCAACCAGTGGCAAAAGGTGCCCGAGGTCCAGGTCATCATTGGCTACCGCGGCATGCTGGACCTGGCGCGGCGCTCCGGCCAGATCCTGAGCATTACCTCGCGCGTGATCTACGAGAAGGACAGCTACAACATCGGCTTCGGCCTGGAACCGACGCTGGAACATGTGCCGGCGTTTGGCGAGGTGGACCGAGGCAAGCCCATCTTCTTCTACGCCGTGGCCAAGCTGAAGGACGGCGGCACGCAGTTCGAAGTGATGAGCGTCAACGAGGTGAACGCCATTCGCGACAAGTCGCAGGGCTACCTATCGGCGCAGCGCAAGGCGGCTGAGAAGCAGAAAGACATCGATCACCCGTGGGCTACCAACTACGACGAAATGGGCAAGAAGACCGTGACGCGCCGCCTGTTCAAGTGGCTTCCGGTGTCCATCGAGATTCAGACCGCGGTGGGCCTGGACGAAGCGACCGACGCCAACCTGTCGCAACACAACGCGCTCACGCTGGAAGGTGATTACCGCATCGGCCACGACGATTTTCAGGACGATGACGAAGCGCCCGAAGCGCAGCCGGAGAAGGCGATCGATCCGCTGCAGGCCGCGCACGACGCTATGGTCAACGCCACCACCGAAACCGAATTGAACGATGCGTGGGATCTGGTCAGCGCGGCCAAGCCCACCAAGTCGCAAGAGAAAGAACTCAACGCGTTCTACACCGAGCGCCTGGATGCCATCGCCGGCAACGGCTAACCGTTTTATGGGGTGAATGCGCAGGCTGATGCGCCAAAAGATTCAATTGACAGGAATGACGGGGAAATCTGGCGAACAGGCTACCCCAATAGTCAGAAGGTCATTCATGCCGGAATAGCAGCGCCGGCCACCCCACCACTTCCACCACCACGCACCACTGCCAAGGAGTAACCCCGCATGTTCCATGTCATCAAGGTGCAGGCCCGCATCGGGTCGGTCACCAATGTAACGGAGAAGCACGGCGACGAGGATGTGCCGGCCATGTCGGTCGGACTTCACTTCGTCGCTGGACCGGCGCATATCGACGGTCTGGACAAGGGCCTGCGCCGCTCCATGTTCCGCAAGGCCACGAAGGAAGAAGCGCCCCAGACCGAGCTGGAAGGCACCGTTGAACACGGCGGCTTGAACAAGGTGCTCTTTCCGCACATCGGTCCGATCAACTGGACCGAGGTGTTTACCGGCTACACGATGAAGGTCGGCAGCGGCCTGACCACCACCGACACCGAGAAGGTGATCAAGGACGTGAAGGTGTCCAAGATCCGCCTGGAACCAAAGGACGGCGGCAGCGTCGTGACGAAGCTTTCGGCACACTTTGAAGTGGACGAGACGCTGGCCGGCGCGCTGGCGGTGAGCCAGGGAAAGACCATCGAGTTGACGCTGGAACCGCCCTACATCCCGGACTGATCACGTCTACCGTGCCGCGGCGGCTCCGCGGCAATCGATCGATCTTTCCATACGAGGTAACGCACCATGATCACGCCCACCCTTGGCCGCATTGTCTGGTTTCAGCCGCACAACGAGGCCGGTCTCAACACCCAGCAGTCGGCCATCATCGCCCGCGTCAACGACGACGGCACCTTGAACCTGACGGTGTTCGCACCCGACGGCTACCCCTACGGCATCCAGAACGTGCCGCTCCTGCAGGACGATGATCCGACGCCTACCGGTGGCTTCTACGCCGAGTGGATGCCCTACCAGAAGGGTCAGGCGGCCAAGACCGAAGCGGCCGAGGCTGCAGCGGGAAACGCGGCTACTTCTATCGCGAACGGCCTTGGCAGCACGACGGTCACCACTGCCGCCTCGCAGGATTCGTCTTCGACCAGTGAGTCCATTCCGCCGACCGAAAGCACGGGCGGTCCGATCCCTGACGGTGAGCCGCAACACGAGTCGATCATCGAACGTATTGAAGACGGCGCCGAGCACCTGAAGGAAGAGGTGGAGCACGTGTTCCACCACGACGATGAACCTGCTGTCCAGATCCACGATCCGAACACCTAATTCGCTGCTGGGCGAGTCGCGCGCCGGGCGCGTAATCCCGGCATCTTTCGCCACTACCCAAGGAAAACGCATGAAGCTTTTAGTGAACGACACGGAGACAAACGGCCTTCCGCTGTTCAAAGATCCGTCCGAAGATCCTCGCCAGCCGCACATTGTGCAGCTCGCCGCGATGCTGGTCGATGAAGGCCCGGCACCTGTCACGCTGGCGAAGATGAATCGCATCATTCGCCCGGATGGCTGGGCGTGGGATGATAGCGAAGGATCGGAAGATAAGGCATTCCAGGCGCACGGCATCACTATGGAGCGCGCGATGGACGAAGGCGTGCCCGAGGCTGAGGCCATCGAAGAGTTTCACGCTCTGCAGCTTCAGTGCGACATGCGCGTGGCGCATAACGGCTCATTCGATGACCGCATTTACCGCATCGCGTACAAGCGCCACGGCGCCGGAAACATCGTCAGCCGCCAAGAAGATGGAACGCCGATTTGGAAGCCGATGAGCCAGGAAGAACGCGACATCGTCGCCGACACCTACCGCATGCGCCCATCGTTCTGCACCATGAAGCACACCGTCAACGTGCTACAGCTTCCGCCCACTGATCGCATGCGTGGCGCAGGCTTCGGCTACAAGTTCAAGGTTCCCAAGCTCACCGAGTCGTTCGCGCATTACTTCGGGTTCGTGTTCGACGGTGCGCACGATGCCATGAACGATGTGTACGCCTGTGCAGACGTCTATTTCGCCATTCAGCGCGGCATCACCACGCCGATCTACACGGCGCATCCCGTCGAATGAACACGCAGCGTCATATGACGCGCAGATCGCCCCGGAACAAGGGGCGATTTTGTTGGAGTCGTCAATTCACAGATGGCGTCGGCGCGTATCGGTTGTTTCTTAGGTCAGAGACAACGGGACGCTGTTTCTACGGTGCGGCCTATTTCTATCAAGAGGCTGATAGAAACGCCATCGCCGCGCAACTCTGGAAAGAACGTCGCCAGCTACGCGACACGGTCGATGCGTTCGACCTATTGAACCTTGGGGTAACGATATGACCGACGAGACGAAGGGTGATGGGATGACGCTTGAGCAATCCATCGCTTATTTGCATCCACATGTGAATAGCTCGCACAACCCAGACTGGAAAAAGAAACGGGAAGCCTGGGATGTATTGATGGACCAGCTGTCTTCCAACGCCGTGACTGAAGTGAGTCCCAAAGCATTAGGTAAAGATGGAACGCCAGTATGGCTAACTGAGGCGGTTTCGTTATATCGAGCTGGGCGTATCAATTCAGCAGAAGCAATGAAGCGCATAGGCGATAAAACCACCAACCTAGCCGCCCAATCCGCGATGCGTGTGGACGTGACAGATGAGGCGGTGGAGCGTGCCATTGCCGCTCAAAAGGACGAGTTGAATAAACCTCTCGTAGTCACGGGGAACAAAACGAACCGTATCGGTAGGGCTCAGCGTGCCATGCGCGCCGCCCTCCAGGCCGCCATCGACAAGCCCCAACCCTAACCCGAGTTCTAGGAGGATGTGTGGAGTGGAATCCGATTGAGACCGCGCCGAAGGACGGCACTCGTGTATTACTGACCATTCAATGGGACGACGATCTGGTCATTGCGTCATGGATTCGTGGTTCATGGCTTGCGGACAATTCATTCATTGAGCTTAGAGGCGACGCATCGATGCATAGTGCCATCCCGCAAGGTGACATCCTAGGTTGGATGCCCATTCCAGAGCCGCTGTGGCGCATACGCCAACTCGCGAACACCCCCACCGCCTAAGCATCGCGATCTATCCACCCACGACAAGACGAAGGCGTAAAAAAAGGGGCTAAGTCCCCTTTTTGTTGTTCACAGTTTCAGCCTGCTGTTTTATCCAGTCTTGCAGGGAAGCCAACTGGGCTGCGTTTGCACGGCAGACGGTGAGGTTGTAGTTGACGCCGCCGGCAAAGAAAGACAGTTCAACGGGCGCGGTGGCGTCATCAGCTGGGCCGGTGGTGTTGGAACCCAAGGGCGATCCACTGGCCCCGGCGTTGTACACGCGGACAAGCCCATAAGGCACGGGAAAAGCAGCGTCCACTTTAGGCGTGATAACACTGGGTATCTCCTTGGTAATCGTCGCGCCCTGACTGAGCACGATCTGCGAGGTGGTGATGTACTGCGTCACAGTGCGCGTGGTGACGATGTCAGAGGCGTGCACGGCGTTGAGATCATCACCGATCTGCTTGACTTTGGCGGCGTCCCACTTGGCTTGCACTAGGTGCTGCCCGTGCCAGTCGCCAGCGCCCCATAGGCCAAAGCACAGCAGGGCGACGGCCACCAAGCCGGCCAGATATTCGTACGCCTTAAGCGTCAACGTTGGCATTCAGATCCCCAGGATAGTTTTGCACTTGGCCAGTCGCGCAGTGCGGTCATCGATGCCATTCAAGCCGCCGTTGATACGCCGCGTGATCGTGGTGATGTCGTCCTGATCGGCGAAGGTGTTGAGGCCTTTCCATGACCAGAACAGGCCACCGATGACCGGTGCGAATTCCGGCGTGGCCAACTCATCGGGCTTGGCAATGAAGTCGATGCACAGCTCATTGCTGGCTCGCTGATAGTTGGCGCGGCCGGTGAGCTGTGGCCAGCCCCTGCCGCGTAACGCGAAGCCATCGCCCTTGGTCGTGTTGCCCAACTGCGATGCAAGCGTTCCTGGCGGATCGTAGCGCGCCTGTGAGGCGGTCGGCCCCCACACTTCCACCATGTAAAACAGTGATCCCGTTTCGTGGCCGTATTGCGCGCACATGTGGGCAAGCCGCAACGGCGTGTTGATGGCGTACTGGTCAAGCATGAAGTTGCACGAATCGATGAACGGTGCAGCACGCGCCACAGGGCATTGCATGAGCGCGGCAAGCTGCTGGGCGGTGACGTTCACAACTGCGCCCGCAGGTTGGTGGTGTTCGTGTGCGACTGGCGAAGGCCTTGGAAGACGTAGCGCCACCACGGGCATGGGCTTGTCAGTGCCATGTACGCCGCCAAGGCGGCCAGCGGACCCGACGACCATATCGTGGCAGGCCAGATGGACGGAACAACCACCACGCAGCCAGCAAAGGCTGTCAGGAGGTCCAGCACCAGCAGCCGGGCCAGGTGTTGAATCCATCCCCGCGCGGTCTTGTCGTAGGGCGACTTGCGGGCGTCCTGCAGCATGGCCCAGGCCGTCAGCACGATCACGACGCAGGAGGCCCAGGCAACCAAGGGAATGACGTAAGTGGTCAAGGCTGTGCTCCTTGATCGGTTGCCCCCCGGCCCGATACTTGAGTTTCAAGTCGCCGGCCCAGCGCCGGCACCAGTTTCTGCGCAAAGAACGCTGCCACACCGGCCGCCGCGGGCTGGACATCGTGCAACCAACCCAGCAACGGCACATGCGGCAGGATTATCGTGACGCACGTCACAACGAAGGTAAAGCAAACCGTGGTGACCAGCATGGTCAGACGACCAACCGAGGCGGGTGGCTGCCAAATGATCCCCAGCGATGATCCAGCGAAAGCCATGAAGACCACGGGAATCGGCAGAAAGCCGAGGATGGCCGGAGGCAGCGACCAGGTCGCCGCGCTCGCTGCGCCACAGAACAGAAAGGTGGCCAGCGCGCACCCCCAGATGATTGGATCACGTTGGCGCATTGGTCTCACCCCTGAGCGTTATTGGAATCGTCAGCCCCATGCGGAGAATCCTGCAGGCGGTGCATAGGTCTGTGACGCGGCCAAGAATCTAGCAGTGAACGTGCCACCGTTGGGTCCATACAACCCAATCGCGGGGAACAGCAGGCCGGTGATCCCGGTGTAGGCGGGGTTCGTTCCTGCGGCGGGATTGCCGCTGGCCTGCCATACGTTGTTGTTGGAGAACCAGATAAGTCCCGATGAAAGATCGACAGCGACGCCAATCACGTCATTGAGTGCCCACGCAGTGCCATAAGCCGTACCTGCGCCGCTGTGAAATTTCTGGCCGTTCTGCTGGTAATAGCCCCAGCCATTCGCATCGACACCAGGATAGCCGCCTGAAAGAACGGTCGTTGACGGGCAAAGGCCAACGACGGCGAAATTCGATGCGCCAGCGACGTCTACATGAATCTCAAAATAAAACTTTCCAGCGCTTTTGCTGGACGTCGAGCGAACAAGGCCATAGGCGGAGCCGCCCGTATTCGCGGCCGTCAGATTTGCATTGGTGAGAGCAATGCCCGCATTTTTATCGGAAGGATTCCACGTAGACGATGCACCAGCACCACCTGATTTCACGAAGCCTGGCCCCATGGCGAACATCAGGCGTACCCCACGCCGCCGTTGCACAGCAGGAAGCCAGACGCCGAGTCGTAGTAAGCGCTGAAGAAGTTAATGGCGTTGGCCGTGGTGACCCACGTCGGCGCCGTGCCTCCGGGCCATTTGAAGGCCGTTCCGAACCCGATGGTTCGACCGCCTGTGGCGTCTTCCTTCAAACGAAAGTTGAGCACCATGCCAGCCGTTAGATTGGTCGGGTTGGCAATCACCAGGTTTCCAGTGAGCACGTAGTCGAAGTTGTTGGACGCCGACGCATCCGGGGTCACGGTGCCCGTGGCGGCATTGTTGACCACAGGCGTCACGCTGTTGTTCTTTGTCCAGACATTGATCTGGCTAAGCAGCAGCTTGACCAGCGTCAGCACATTGAGGCGGTAATCGGTGGAGTGCCCCGAATCGACCGCATGCAATAGCTCGGTACCGACAGGCGTCAGCAGGGCATAACTGGAATCGGCAATCTTGGTCATAGCGGTCAGCTCGCAATCGAGTTATCGGAGAAACGGCGCCAGTTAGTGCCGTCGCTATAGCACGGCGCGGGCGCACCGGTCAGATCGGTCACAAAGATGGTGCCGTATTTGTACGTCGCCGCGCTTGGCAACGTGGCCAAGGTGTAAGGAAGCAGCGGCGAGATGGCGTTTGTGCTGTTGCCGGTGAGTTGCACCAGGCTTTGATCGGTGAGGTTGTTGCCGGTCTGGTCGGTGAGGTTCGGCAGGATCAGTGCCGACTCGGCAATGGTCGTGACCCCTGACCCGTCGGTTGAAAGCGAAATGCCTGCGCCAGCGACTATCGCGGAGGCCACGCGCGGCTTGGTGAAATAAAGGTTGGTGGTTCCTTCGGTCAGGTCATCCGTGGTTGCCGTATTGGACGCCATCAGGCGCCCCTTGGAGTCGAAGGCCCATTTGCGCAGCGTGCCGCCCGTGGTGACGGTGACATTGGTCAGGTCAGCGGTGAGCGACGTTCCACCGACATAGGCCAGGGTGACATTGCTGCTGTTGGCGACGATGGAACCCACGGCATCTTGCGCGCGACGGGCCGTGAAGTAGAGGTTGAACTGACCCTCTGGCACATCATCACTGGTGCCGTTGAAGCTGCCGCTATTGGTCGAGGTTGGCGGGTTGAGGATGTCGGACCACTTCACCACAGACCCGTCAGGCGCCAGCAGGTTGACGCCCACCTGCGCGCCCGCAGCAGCGGTCTTGGGGATGACCACCGACTTCAGCGCATTGCCGTGGACCGGGATGCGGATCTTGCTCACTGGTGGATCGCCTGGATGCGCTTCATCTGGTCTTGCGTGAGGTCAGAGCGCTTGGCGCGTGCGCTCTGCATGATGGAATCGGCGATGCCGGATTTTTGACGCTCGCGCGGCGACATCTTGTCGTAGAGCTCAAGCTTGTCGTCCAGGCTCATGCCCTTGAGCGGCCGGTGCCCGACGCTCTCGCGCAGGCCAGGGATACCGGCCTCAATCTGCTCCACGAAGCCATTGGGCTTGCGCGGTGCCTTGTCGGGATCGGTGCCGCGGGCGATCTGCTGCACGATCTGCGGCACGAAGCCAGCGGCCATGCGACCGGTGTAGTTGGCGAGGCCTTTTGAGCTGCCCATGGCATCGCTTAGGTTGGTGGGCACGAAAGGCAGCGTGCGACCCTCAGCCGTCGTCGCCCGCCATGCAGCGTCCATAATGGCGTCAGCGCGCCCGGTGCGCTCCCCGGTCTTCTTGTCCAGTTTGCCAAACTGCTGGTCATACACGCGGTGCGCCAGTGCGGCCATCTGGATCACTTCGACGGCCGGGATGTGCAGCATGTGGTGGCTGATGTCACCGGCCGGTGTCCGCACGCTGCCGTAATCGGGCTCGCCCACGCGCTTGCGGCGCTTCTCGTCGTATAGCGCGCCAAGATCCTTGTAGAGCACCCAGCCCAAGGTGATCAGCGCCGGGCCAATCAGACCCTTTTTCAGCTTGCGCATGATGTCGTCGGCCACATCGGGCTTGAGCCGTTCTCGGCCGTGCCACATCGCCTCAAACAGTCCGTGTGGAACGCCGGCCACATACTCGCCGGCCTCTTTGGCATAGTTGGTCGGTATGCGGATGATCGGCATCGCCATCTTGGCTACGCCTGCACCCACTTTCCCCAGCGCTCCATACTTCTCCATACCGCGTATGCCGCCCTGGATAATATCCACCACCCAATTCTTACCCTGCAGCTTGGCGGCCTTGGAGGAGGCATAGGCCAGCGTCTCATTGCGCGTCCGGTTGTACTCATTCTTTAGCGCGTCATCGATCTGGTCGGGCGAGAAGCCATCACGCGCCATCTGGTTGCGCTGCTGCTTGTTGACGTTGTCCAGCGCCTTATAGAAGGCGAATTGCTCCACAGGCGTCTTGACCGCGTCGTGCAGGTGGCCGACGAAGGCGAGCCGCCCATTGTCATAGTCCACGTGCTTGTCATAAAGCGCCTGGCGGTCGCTGTAGCCGCGCACAATCTTGTCCAGTACGGCCTTACCCGTCTCGGGCGAGAAGGCCTTCTTGTAGCCATGCGCCAAGCCCTGGCCATTGAAGCCGCCGCCCTCGGTGGGCGCAGCGTTGGAAATGGCTTTGATGCCGGGCACCTGGTGCAGCAGCGCGCCAGACAGTTCTTCCAGCGGCGCGGTCAGGAATCGGCCGATCGATGCTCCGGCCAGGTGTTCGAACACGGTGTAACCGGAGAGGATCGAGGCGCGGTAGAGCTCGGCCATGGTATCCACGACCTTCTGCGTGGGCGTCCGATTCTCACGCTGAATCTTGGCCAGCAACTTGTCCGCCTCGCGCTTGGCGGCGGCCAGCTCAAGGCGCGCTTTCTGCGTGGCCGGATCGTCCGGGTGCACCGTCGGCGCGGTCTTGGTGAAGTTGCCGGTGCGGATCTTCTCCTGAATCTCGGCCATCTGTTTCTTGATGGCGGCCTGTCGGCGCTCATTGGCGGCCGCTTCCGGCGACTTGGGCGTTGGCGCGACCTTGGGGTGATAGGCGTCCTTCAGGTCGCGGCGCAGTTGTTCCATGCGCTGCTGTAGCTCGCTCTTGGTCGCCTGGCGCTTGGGCTGGCCAATGCCGGTGATGATGTCGGCAATCTCGTTTTTCCACAGCGGCGTGTGATCCTGAATGGCCGCATGGATCTCGTCCACAATAGCGCCAGCATCGGTGATGCCTTCCTCCACCTTGGCGCGGGCCATGGCGCGGATGATGCGGCGCACGTCATCACTTGGCTCACATCCCGACACGGCGCCTTCTCCCGATTCTGCGACCGTTAAATTCACCATCTGCACGACTGATTTTCATGTCGTACGAGTGCTTTTTGTTCTGGCTCTTGGTGACCAGCTCCAAGTTATCTATGCGGTTGTCCCACCTGATCCCATTGCGATGATTTATCTCAAGGCCTTCAGGAATTGGGCCGTGAACGCTTTCCCATATCAGACGGTGTGCCTTACCCACATATCTGCCGTCGTAGCGGATATCCACATAACCATCATGTCGAACGAAGACACCGATAGGTTTTCCTCTTGCTCCTATCACGTAGCCGTTCTCAGGATCAAAAGTGAATTTCATACGATGCAGCCCTCTTTCAAATGGTCTTTCTTCGGGATGGCCTTCAACTGCGCCACCAGGTCATCGAACTTGGCGCGCGCTTGGCGCTTCACCTGCGCCGGCCGTGCTTCGGCTTCCATGGCGCGTAGCTTAGCCTCCCGGGCATCCAGTTCTGCCGTGCGCTTGGCAATCTCGGCCGAGGCCGCTTCCACCTTGGAGCGCTCGGCATCGGTCAGCGGCTCGCCCTTTGCCACCTTGGCGCGCAGCATCATGCGGGCCATGGAGTAGTCCTGCTGGATCATCACCTTTCGGGCCTGCAGCGCTTGGCCGGCCTTCGTGCCCGAGTAGCGCGCGGCAATGTCGTTGGCTTCCATCTGACCATCGAGCTGCTTGATCAGCGATTGCGCAGCGACCTTCGTGGCCATGTCGCCCGAGGCCTGCGCCTTCTCGGCCTGCTCATAGGCGCTCTGGCGCGCGTTGATGATCCGCATGGCGTCCAGGCTTAGGAGGATCGAATCCTCCGGCGTGATGGTCTTGGGGTTGGCGATCACCTTGGCTGCCAGGATCTGGCCGGCATGCGGATCTTCGTCAAAGGAAGCCTTGGCGCGCGCGTACTGCTCGGGGTTGGACTGCTGCAGGTCGTGCTCCACGGCCGCCTTACCAGCCATGGCGCGTTCCTCTTCCTTGGTCGCGTTGTTGATACCGGTGGTCTTGAGTGCTTCCTGCTGCTGCGGCGTTGGCTCGGAGCGTGCGCGCAGGTTCGCCTGCTCGGCACGCAGCTCATCGCGTGACATCGCGGCGATGGCATCGGGCGAGACGCCGCGCGCTTCCAGTGCCCGGCGCACGGCCTGCAGACTGATCGGCGCAGAACTACCAGCTGCATCCTCACGCACTTGCACGCCCGTCTCGGCGCGGCGCTTGGTGGCGGCCGACTGCTGGCCGAAGTTCTTGCGGTACTCGTTAGGCAGCGCTTTGGTGCCACCCAGGCTCAAGGCGTTGCCGTCGTTGTCCACCACCGTGGCGTCACGCAGCAGACCACGCAGCGCGCCCTTGGCGTAGGCGTCCTTGTGCGCGATGAAGTTGGCCTTGGAGGTGACCAGGCCGATGCCCACGGCACCACGTTTGCCGCCCAGACGACTCACCATGGCCGCGCCGCGCGGGGTGGTCAGGAAGTCATTGGGGAAGGTGTGCACGCTCGCCACACGGCCCTGCGCGTCCATCACGACGATGGCCGAGCTGTTCTCCGGCGTGGCCGCGGCGATCTTCTTGCCGGTGACGGCGGCAAACTCCGGGGAGGTGACCGGCACGTCGAACATGGACGCATCGCCCTTGTACGAACGCACGGGATCGGGCGTACCGGCGCGTCCGGCGATCTTCTTCACGCCTTGGAAGTCGCCCAGCGCATCGATGTGGCCATAGGTGTCGTGATCGAGGATCACGTGCCCCTGTAGCTTCGGTGCGCCAGCCGTGTCGCCCAGCTTGATCGACAACGTTCCGGTGAAGTCGATGTCAGCCTGCGAGGCCTTCGGGTTGCCGCTGGGGTGGTTATGGATCAGCCAGATGCCCGTGGCACCTTCCGGTGCGCTCTGCATCACCCATGCGGTGCCGTCGTGCGCGCCTTCGGGGAAAGCCACCGACGTGGATGGCATGCGCGAGGACACGGCCGTTTCACCCAGCACGGTGCCGGCGCGGTCCACGTACACGTAGCGCATCGTCTCGAACGCAGGGTTGCGGTACACGCTGGCGATGGCGGCCAGGTCTTCCGGTGACTTCACCGTCTGGCCGATCAGCTGCGCGGCCGATGTCTCGCGCAAGTCGTCACGAATGGAGTCAGCCAGCGTGCTGCCGCCGTAGCGCTCCACGAGCGCATCCACGGCCGTGATCGCGCGGCCTTCGAGCTGCGGCGACCAGTCGGCGCGGCGATCCTTCGGCGGCGTGAAGGTGTCCAGTTCGCCCGGCTTGGCGCTGTCTGAAACGGATGGGCCGCTTTCTTCCACGCGGCCACTGAACTTGGCCGCCTCCTTGCGCAAAGTGTTCAGCGTGGTATCGGGGCGCGTTGAAGCTGACCGCAGGAACTCCTGACGCGTTTCCTTCGCCGATAGGCCGTGCGGCTTGCCAAGCTCCTTCAGGCGCGACTTAGGAATCTGGTCGAGCAACTGCTTGGCTTCCGTGGCTACGTCTTTGCCGCGCTGGCGCGCGTCTCGCGTCTGCGTCTCGCGCTCGCCCTGCTGACGGCGTAGCTCACGGTCGATCTGTGCATCAGTGATGCCACGCTTGGATAGCGGCGTGTTCAGCTCGCCGTGATCGAGAGCGGTTACTCGTCCTGCACCTCGTCCCGCTCGTTCGGGAACGGTGACGGTCCGGGCGCTTTCAGCTTCACCGGACCCAGCGGCGCTTTCAGGCTGGGTGCGACCAGCGGCGGCAATCCCTTGATCTTGCGCTGTATCACCAAGCGCACCAGCTTGTTGAACTTCGGGCTGCTGAGCATTGCGTTCACCTTCAAGTCGATTGGTCAGTGCCCACAAGGCGCGGGCACGTGAGGCATTGTCCGGTTCCTGACCCGCACCCAGGATCTGATGTGGCGTCGCGCCGGCATCGTAGGCGCGCTCCACCAGCTGCGAGATAGCCAGCGCCTCGTCATGATCCTGCGGCTCGATGCCGTGCTGCGTGAGCACATCGCCGGCTGCTTTCTGATCCTGCTGGCTGAGCTGGTCGCGTGCCTGCTGCAGATCGACCATGTGCTGGTCGAACTCATCGCCCGCGTGCTGACCAGCCACCCACCATTCGGGGGCATCGTCGGTGCGCTGGCCGACGACTTCATCGTCCTGCGCGTCGCGTGCGTCCTGCATGGCGCGCAGATCATCGGCATTGGTGGCGAGTTGCTCCCAGCGCGGCCCCTGCGTGCGCTCAATGTCCGGCGTGATGCCCAGCTCGCGCTTGGCCTTCGCCGCCTCGATGCCGGCCTGTTCGTCGGCCAGTCGCTTGGCGATCTGGCGGTTCTGCGCTTCGGAGTTGGTCGCCACGCCCGCGCTGTCCACGGTGGTGACGGCAGGCGGCAGGGCGCGGGTCGCGCTCCCGGCTTGTGCCTGGATCGCATCGCCCAGCGTCTTGGCACCCTGCTCAGGCGTGTAGGCCACGCCCTGCGAATCGACGGGTACGGTGCTGGAAGGCGACAGCGAGCGCGCCACGTCACCAAGGCCGGGCACGGGAGGCTCAGCCGTTATGCCAGCATCCGGCGCTGGCGCTACGGCTTGTAGAGCGTTGTGCGCGTCCTGAGCGGCAGCCAAGTATTCGGGCAGCACGTCAGATTGCAGAAAGTCCTTGGGCTGCGCGGCGATCTTCTGTGCGATGGCCTGCGGCGTGTCGGTCGGCTTCACATCCAAGCCCACGTCACTGGCCAACTGCGTGATTGTCGGGTGGTCGAGCGAGGCCAGCGCGGCCGTCGGGTTATCGGTGAAGGCCTTGGCCGTCGCCGTAGCGTCGAACTTGGCCGGTGCGACCGGTGCAATCGGTCCAGTGGCTTCCGTCGCGGCAGCCGTGGGCGCTTCCGGGGCAGGCAGTGAAAGCGGACCGTTGAGGTCAGGCGTGCTCTTGGTCGCCTCGTAGCGCTCTAGGTAGGGATCGAGTTTCTCGGGTCCGGCATGACCGCCCGCCAACGCGGCGCCGGTCAGCGCACCGACAATCGTGCCGGCCGGATCGATCGGCTTGCCTTCGAGGACGTTGGAACCGGCCGCTAAGCCGCCACCCACCGCGCCACCGGTCAGCGTGCGCGCGATCTGGCCATTGCCAAAGGCGGGTGGTACGCCGGCCAACGCGTAATTGAGCGCCGCACTCTTGGCGAAGTCGCCCAGGCTGGCATCATCCGGCGCCGTGGCGAGCTGTTCCACGTTCAAAGCGGTAGCCGTGGGCGCACCTGCAGCGACACCTCCCAAGGCGGTCCCCACCACGGGCACACTACGTACAGCAGCCGGCACGAGGCCTTCCAGCGATGCACCACCGCCCGTGCCAATCGCGGCCGCCAGTTGCGGCACCAGCTCGGCCCCTTGAAAGGCGACCTTGGCACCCAGTCCGCTGAGCTGTTCGTTGGGCTGAATCGCTTGGGACAGCACAGCTGTATCACCCAGCTGATTGAGCGGTGAACCGATGCGCTTATCGGTTGGCGCGACTTCACTAGCCAGCGGCGACATACCGGGAGCAGGAAGCAATGCACTGGCCAGGGTGCCGGCGGTTTGCAGCAGGCGACCGCCGCCTGTCACGAATCCGCGTCCTAATGCCTCCGGCGCTTCCACTGGCGTCAGTGATGGCGCATTGAGCGTATCGCCAACGGACTTGCCAAGATCGACCTGAGCGATCTTGGCAGCATCGATGTCACGGTTATTGGCCAGCGACGCGCCGACCACATCGCCCAGCGAAGGCGCACGCATGACATCGGCCACGCGGATCGCCGGCACGTTGCCTTGGCCGTTCCCCTTGAAGTCCTCCCAGGGACCGCCAGACGCCGGAACGGCGCCCGAAGGCGCCGCGTAGTCTTCCCACGGGTTTTCACTGGCCATTAGGGCGAACCTCCTGCGCTCGATTCCTTGGTCCAGCTATCGGGCTTGCTCGGGTCGCCGCCCTGGTAGACGTACCCCTTGCTGCGCGTGCCAATGGCCGGCGCGCCAGGGAACTTCGATGCGGACGGGATCACCTGCGCGCCAATCGGGCCTGCAGGGATGGCCACGGGCGCATTGGCCGCCGACTGCGCTGCAGCGACTTGGCCCAGCGTGCTCTGTGCGATGGCGTTGGACGGCGCAGCCATCACCGTGCCAGGAACGATAGCGGCGCCCTTGTCCGTCTTCACGATGGTGCCGGTGGCGTTCGCCTTGTTCGCTGCGACATCGCCCAGGCCCAGCGCATCGGCATCCGCCTGTGTCTGGTTGTTGGCGGTATTGCTGGTCTGCTGGCGCAACTGGTACTGCTGCAGCGCATAGTTTCCGTTGTTGAATTTCGGGTCTTGCTGCGCCTGCAGCGCCTGCCACGCAAAGAACTTGTTCGCCTCATCGTTCGCGCCGCCGCCGACCTTGTCGCTGCCAAAGGCCTGCTTGAGGGTTTCGGGGCTCGGTAGGCTGGGTCCGGCCTTCCCTGCACCACCCTTGGGCTGCATGCCCAGCGGCACACCGCCGATCATCACCGGCTGCGAGTCGGCCGGGTTGAGCTTGTTGATGCGAACCGCATCGCCATTCTCATCGGTGACGATGTCGTAGTTGCTCGCCTTGTCCGCACCGATACCCGCTAGGTCACGCTTGGCCCGCGCATTGGAAGCGCCAGCCGAGGCATAGGACGCGGTCGCGCGTGCATTCGCCGCGGCGATGTCGCCAAGGCCGACGGCAGTCGGCGTGTTGCCGCCTACGGCAGCCTGCTCGCTAGGCAGCGAATAGGGCGCGATGATGGTGTTCCCGTCAACCGCGGTGAGCTTCAGCGGCTCGCCATGGAGTGCAGCGAGTCGGGCCTGCATATCGCCAAGGCTGCCACCGTTCGCCGCAATGTCAGCAATCTGCTGCTGCTGGGTCGCCTTCTGACGCGTGTAGAGGCCCGATTCCAACTCGTTGAGGTTGATGCCGCCACGAAGCGCTGCTGCCTCCAGTGCGGCGCGTTGGCCTGGATCACTCAGCGATGCCGGCGTGATGGAAGCCAGTGCCAGATTCTTGTCACGCCGCTCGCGCGCCAGCTCCAAGGCGCTCGCCGTCTGTGCGCCGGTCAGTGCGCCACGCTGGAAGCCCAACTGCGTAGCGGCTGGCGTGCCGGTCAGTGCGCGCGCGCCTGATGCCCATGCGTTGGCTGCGCCGCCGAGGGATGGCAGGGCGGAAAGGTCGCCGCCGAGAATGCCGATGTCGCTCATAGGTCAGCCCTTGAAAGGAAGGTTGTAGCCGCCACCGCCGCCCGTGCTGTACACGGACCCGACACCATCGCCCATATCGCCACCGCCGCCAGAGCCGCCATACATCGAGGCGACGCCGGAGGCTGCGCCGCTGCTGATGCCCGAAACAGCCGTCAGCCATGGATTGGGCGCAATGCCCTTCAGGCGCATCTGGGTCAGGAACTGCTGCGCCTGCGACTGGCCCTTGATGTTGTTCAGTGCCGTGGCGTAGGACTGCAGGTCTTCACCTTCGGCCGTGCGCTGCATGGTCGGTGCATCGATCGCACTGATGATGCCGGCGCGCTGGTTGCCGTAATCGGTGATGCCCGCGTTGGCGTCATTTGCAGCCTTGGTATAGGCGGTGGACACGTTACCAGCTTGGTCAAGGCCTCCCGTGGCGTTCGCCTTCTTGGCGTTCAGCACATCAGTGAACTGCGCCATCAGACTCTTCTGCGCCGGCTGCGCGCTCGAATCGCCGACCTTCTGCACCAGTTGATTGGTCTGGGCGTTGGCCTGCTGCTGCAACTGGCCCTGCTGGCGCAAGGAGGCCGCCAGGGCGCTGTCCTGCCGATTGGCGGTGTTGCGCGCATTGACGTAGGAGGTGGCCGCGCCGATGGCTGCGAGCGTGCCGGCAGCGACAAGAACGTAGGTCATGGCGCGCACTCCAAGGCGGCAAAAGGGTTGTCTTCAGAAACGGTCATTTCCGACTCAATCGCGGCCACCTCGGTGAGCTCGGTGACGTGCACAGTCGTCAGGATGGTGTCGGCGAAGGTCTGCACGATCCGCTTGATGCCAGCCGGCGAGGTAAACACGTGGAAGCCCTGGATGCGCTCAAAGCCGTTTTCGGTCTCGATGGCGATGTCACCGGCCGACATGATCATGATGTGCGCGTGCTTGTGGATCTTGCCCACGGCGACCATGTTGGCCTTCAGGAAGCACGAACGGGCGTACTGGCCCGGCGCAAAGGTGTGGATCAGCGGCACCTCTTCCTGAGGGCACTTGGCCAGCTCGCGCTGAAACTCCTGGATTGCGTGCACCGTGGCGGCACGCTCGGTCGTGGTGATCTGGCCGTCCATCAGCCACCCCCGTAAAGATTGCTGCTACTGGCGCCCGCGCCGAAGGTGTTGGGGCTGTAGACGGCGTTCAACGTGTAGAGGTTGCCCTGACGCGTGGCCTTGGCCGTCTGGCTCTGCTGGTAGAGGTTGGAGAAGTCAGAGTAGGTATTGGCCAAGGTGTTGTTGGTGGCGTTCGCCTTGGCCGTGTTGACGTTCGACTGCATGCCTTCGCTGGCCTGCTGGGCCGCATCGGTCGCCGACAGGCCGCCCTGCGCCGCGGCAATGAGCTGCGCGCGCTCGGTCTGGTCGGCCGCCTGCAGCGATGCGCCGGCCTGCTGGCCCGCACGCGAGGCATTGAGCAATCCCGTGTCGTAGTCCTTTCCAAGCTGCGTATTGGCGTCAGCCGCGACGCTGCCACCCGCCTGACCGCCGCGCGCCAGCGCAAACCTGGTCTGTCGTTGCGCCTGCTGCTGCTGCTGATCGAGCTGCTGGGTGTAGTAGGCGGTGGTATCCGCTGCAAGCTTGGAATATTGGCCGGTGCGCGCCGGATTATCGAAGATGTTGTTGATCGCAGCGGTGGACTGCTGGATGTTCGCTTGCTGCTGCGCCTGGTTGGCAGCCGCCTGTTTGCTTGCGCTGTCGTTCGGGCTGCTCATCGTGGGTCCCCTGATATGCGGGCGTAAACCGCCAAGTCCTCACCCTGCGCGCCTGCGCAACGGAGGATACCTTCACAGTGCATGCCGAGCGACCGCTCGTACCACTCACGCGCTTCCGTGCGGCTGGCCAGCGTGGTCACGGACATACGCACAGCGCCCGAGGCGATCATTTCGCCCATGAGCCAGCGCACCGCACGCGTGATTGATCGCCAGCGGTTTTCCCAGCCTTCCATGGTGCCGACCATCCAGCCGTCCCAGCTATGGCCACGGACATTCGTGAAACCACCTGCGACGGCGGGCGTGCCATCCTCGTTGAGCACGGCAAAGGCGAGTCCAGTCGTGGCGAGCATCGCCTTGACGGCTACGTCCGGGTCATAGACGGCCATGCCGGTGAAGGCCTTCCAGTTGTCTTGTTCGTCCGGGCGCAGGCGCTCGGCCAAGTGCATGAAGTGCCAGGGGCGCGCGGCCACCACGTTGGACGGGGCGTAGTCGGGAATCTTCATCACGGACGGCCACCGTCATCGTTGACCCAGAGGTTCACGCTTTGCAGCTTCCACGACTGCGGACCCAGGTACTTGATGCGCACGCTGGTGCTGGGGCACATGATCGGGATTGGGATCAGTGCGCCGGGGATCGAATCGGGCGGCACCGTGTAGTCCTCGGTGAAGAGGTTCACGTTGGTCTGGTCGTAGCCAAAAGACACCGTGGGCGTGCCTTGGCCGGTGATGTCCATGCCGTCAAATTCCTTCTCCGCGCCCGGCGTGCCGTCATCAAGCCAACCCCACTGCACGAGGCCATCGAACGGCACCTGTCGTGAGGGCACGTTGGTGTCGGCGTTGTAGTCGTAGTTGGTGGAGGCGTCGAACTTGAGCACGTCGTTGCCGCTGCGGATGTACAGCGTGTCATTGAGCTGGGCGTAGGCATCGATGGAGAACGGAAACAGGTAACGCGACCACTTGCCGGGCGCGTTGAGCACGTTGAGCGTGTAGACGAAGACGGTAGAGGTCATGGAGAGGCCGCCATACGGAAGGAGACGTAATTGGACACGCCAAACAGATCGCCGCGGCATTTGACGGCAATGACGTTGTCGCCAGCCACCCACGCGGAGGCGGGAATCACCGCATCCCATAGGTAGTGAGGCACGCCGCCACCGACATTCTGATTGAACACGCTCACGCCGTTGACGAACACCTGCGCCGCATCATCGAGGTAAATGCGCAGGTGGATGTTCTGCGGCGCCACCAGATTGAGGTGCATGCGGAACCATGCGTTATTGGTGAGCGGCCAGAACACGCCGTAATTGAGCGGGAAGCCAGCCGCCGCCGCATCCGGTCGCGGCTGATTGGCCAGCGGCATGTAGCCGGTTGGCCAGGAGGAATCATCAAAGCCCACGGCTGATCGGTCGATGGTGTCGGAGGTGGTGATCAGCAGGTAGCGCGAGAGCACCGTGTTGGGATCGACCAGCGTGGTGACGTTGCAGGTGTCGGGCAGCGAGAGCGTGTTGCCCTGCTGGTCGACCACGTTCACCAGCCAGTTGAAGGTACCGGCCTGTGTCGGCGAGCCGGTCACGTTGCCGCTGGCATCCATGGTTAGGCCTGGCGGTAACGCGCCGCCGATGGACAGCGTAAAGGGCGGGAAGTCGCCGGAAGCCACGTACTGGAACGGCGCCAGCGTGCCGTAAAGCGGCATATCGGGCAGATTGCCGACCAGTTGCAGGTTGGCCGCGGGGTAGTTGGGCACCGCCAGCCAATACTGGCCCAGTGCCGGGATGAAGGTCGCCAGCATGCGCGAGCCCGATGCCAGCGCTGCCTGCATGGCCGGGTAGACCAGATCATCAATCGGCATACCCACATCGCTGGCCTGCAGGTTCACGCCTGTGGCGGCGATGCCCATCGAGCGCACGCCCTGCGAGGACAGGAACAGCAGATCGTTGGCCACCGGGCACATGGCCAGGTTTTGCGTGGAGGCAATCGGCAGTGCATCGAGCAGCGCCGTGTTGGCCGGGTCTTCGTCCACCTGCCACATCTGGAACCCTTCGGCGTTGAAGATGGCCAGGTTGGAGCGGTAGAGGTTCATGGCCGCGGCCGGGTTGCTGCCGAAGGTCTGCAGGCCAAAGGGCAGATAGCCCGCATCGTTGGTCGAGGTCCAGTCCAGCGGGTTGACGGTAGCGCTGTAGCGGATGATGTCATCGTCGGCCGCGTAGACTTTCGAGGCGGCGATAGCCACGATCTTCGAATGCGGGCAGTTGGGATCGTCCACCGCGCGGCTCTTGGCGATCCACACGATGCCGTTGTCATCGACCGCAGCGCCCGGCACCAGCGGCCACGTGGGCTCCGTGGCACCGGATCGATTGATCGGGCTGGCCGTCCATACCAGTTGGGTGGCGATAACACCCTGCCAGGTGACCTGGTTGTCGGTGACAGGCGTGGTGGTGTTGCCGGGCCATGCGGGCTCCGTCGCGCCCGACTTACCCGGGGCGGCTTGCGTGGCCTTGTAGAGCAGTCCAGCCGGTGGACCGTTGTAGCTGCTGTTCCAGCTGCACGAGTCAAAATCGATGTTTCCGCCGTGGCTGCCGGTGTTGGCGCCTAGCACGAACTGCACCTGTGCCGCGTTGGCCGGCGCCACGCCTGACACGCTGATCGGATGCCAGCTACCACCCACACCCGTTAGCGCGGCGCCTTCGGTCTGGGAAATGAAGGTGCCCGAGCCATCCAGCCAGTAAAGCGCCACCTCCGCGCCAAGGTCGTCGGTGCCACCGGCATTGGTGAGGCGTGCCATCGCCTGCGCGGTGATCGTCTGGCCCGGCGATACCGGACTTATGCCGGCGTTCTTGATCTCACCGATGCCGCCGCCGCGCGCCGTGGCCATGAAGCTGCCGGTATAGCCGCCACTGCCGTTGTTCCACGCAGGGGCTCCCGCCGAGGTCCATCCGGTCAGATCCCCGGTTTCAAAGTCGGGATTGGTCAGCGGCGTCTGGCCCGGCGCGACGGTCGCGGTGGGCCGGACAATCGAGCCGGGGATGTAGGTGGTGCCGGGCTGCCAGACGGCCGTCATGCGTTGTTTACCTGGATCGAGTTGCCATAACGGTCAAAGACCACCGGAGGGATGGTGGTCGTCTGGGTGGTGGTGTTCTGGCCGCTGCTGGGCACGCTGGTGGAGTCGGTTTCCTCAAACACCTGCGCGCCGTCCTGCGCAGGCCAATCGGGCTCGGTCGATCCGCTGGCCGCGTTCGCGCCCGCCGTCGAGGTGATCGTGTAGATGTAGCCGTTGGGCGTGGAGGGCTGCACCTGCGCGCCGATGGCGTAGACCGTGTTGGGCTGCCACACCGGCACATTGACGGGCGTCTCGGCCTCATACATCAGACCGTTAGGCACGGTCGGCTGAATCGTCGCATCGATCGCATAGATGGTGTCCGGTGCCCACGCTGGCGGCGACTGCAGCCAGTAGTGGTAGACCGAGCCGTCGGAGAATTCCGCGACCACGTACAGAAAGCCCAGGAAGGGCTTAGCGAAGTGGATGGCGACGATGGAACCAGCAAAACCGGGCACTGGATGCACCAGCACATCGACCACGTAATTGGCATCGAGCGGATCGATCACCTGCGTGGCAAAGACGTGCAGCTTGCCCTGAAACGCGCATAGGCCCACGGTACCCGGCGGCAGCGTGTGATCCACGGTGGTGCCGAAGCGGCTGACCGGGCTGCCTGACTGGTCGATGTAGCCGTTGACCAGATCGTAAAGCGCTTGCGGTGAGGCGCCACCCTTCTCACGCAAGCGCGTGATGCCGGTCTTGAGCGTGTTGAGGATGATCGGGCGTGCCATCAGTTTTCCACCATCTTGGGCGGCACGGCGTTGGGGATACGCGCGGCGCCCGGCCATGCGCGTTTGGTGGCCAGACTGGCGGCGTTGAGCAGGCCGATGCGCTCCATCAGCGCGCTCATGTAGTTGGCGGCATCCGGCTGGCGGTAGTGCGCCTTGATGTTGGCCAGTGCATGCAGAAAGACGCACTCGGCATCCACGCTGGTGACATCGTCGGGATCGACAAAGGGCAGCAGCCCAAACTCGCCATAGACGCGCAGTTGCCAGGTGTTGTCTGAAGCTGCAGGCCATACCTCGATGCACGGACCGAGTTTGTAGAGCGCCGGCAAGCCCTGATACTTAGGCGAGTAGTTCTGCGGGTTGATGCCCTGATAGAGCGGGCGCCAGTTGTTGTCGCCTTGACTCACGCCCACCCAGAGCACGCGGTTGGGGTCCAGCACCTTGGAGCAGGCATCAATGTTGCCGTTGAAGTCATAGAAGCGCTGGTTTTCAACCATCTGCCAGGTGAACCAGCGTTTGAGGAAGATAGGCCGGTACTTCAGGTACAGGTAGGCCTGCGAGCTTTGCAGGAAGTCGTTGACCAGCTCGGCCATGCCGGCCGGTGGCGTGGGCATCGCCGCTTTGCCGATGCGTACCAAGATGCGCCGCTGCAGCTGGGAAAGGGTTGCCGTGGGGTATTCGGCGTCGCAGGCGCAGTTGTAGCTGGCGGTGATGGCGAGCGTGGCCGTGCCCGGCGCGCTGACTACACCGCCCACCGTGGCCGTGTAGGTGAAGCTATCGGCGGTACCGGTAAAGCCTTCCTGCGGCTGGTAGGTGATGCCCGAGGCGCTGGCAATCGCGGTGCCGCTCTGCGGCGCGTTGACGATGGTGTAGGTGCTGGGCGTGGCCGGTGAGCCGTTGCTCAACACGCTGACGGGCATGGCCTGCGCCTTGGAGCTGCCCAGCACGGTGGCCGTGAAGTTTTGCGCGACTAAAGCCATCCGGCGTTCCCCTTTGCTGCATAAAAAAACGGCCCGGCCATTACAGCCGGGCCGCTATCGGCTCACCACTGCCAGCGGTTTTGCGCGATCCGGTTACAGACGCCGGGTCGTCGCCGGCTCAACAATCGTGGAATTGCCCAGCAGCGACTGGTTGGCATCGCCGCTGAAGTCGATGGCAGGCGGTGCACTGCCGCCACGGGTGTTGTCGGTGTCGTTCATCGGAAGGCCCGTCTTGCGACCCAAGGCGGCGGCGTTACGCCACAGACCCTTGATCGTCGCGTGGGCTTCCTTGTGCTTGTACTTGGTCAGCAGCTGCTGATACGCCTCGCCCGCGGTCATGGTGGTGACGCTGGGGCGCGCATCGATTTCGATCACCTGACCCTCGCCATGAATCTCTTCGAGGATCGGCCACTCCCATTCGTAGATGGTGGTGGGGATCTTGGTCGCAGCGTCGCGGTCGATCAGCACCGTGAGCACCATCACCTTGGTTTCGGAGCGCTGGAACTCGGCAGCACGCGGCTGAAAGCCTACGTTCTCTTCCTGCTCGCTGTCTTCCGGGAGGTCTTTATCGGTCACGGTGGCGTCGCTCTTTTTGGTCGGCATGAGTGAATCCTCGTCGGCGAGCCGGGGAACGGCCCCGGCTTCGCCTGCGATCTTACTGCACGCCGTTCAAGCGGACGTTGGCGGTGCCGGTGCCCACGGTGGTGATGTTGTAGCGAATCCACTGCGGGAGCAGGATTTCCTGTTCCAGCGGTGAGGCGGCGTTCAGCACCACGACGGTGGCCCAGCTGGCATCGGAGGCGCCCGGGGGCGTGTGGATGTCGTTGGTGGAGCCTTCGATGGTGATCACGCCACCACCGGCCGGCGCGGCGTCCATGTCGAGCAGGGCGTTGCGCTTGCGACCGCCTTCGAACGGGGTGACGTTGAGCAGCGTGGCCGGACCCTTGGCCAGTGCGGTGAGCGAGACGGCGCTCATGAGCTGAAGAAGCATCGTAGACATAGTGGCAAGTCCTCAAATCGTGCGGGAAAAGAGGAACCGCACCGTTGCCGATGCGGCTCCGCCCTTATCAGAACTCAATCTCTGCCGAAATGTTGATCGTCAGCGACCCAGGACCGATGCAACGGCCGGTAAGGAAATCTTCGGCATCCAACACGATGTCAGTGTCAATTTCCACTGACGAACTCGCATTGGCGGATCCGTAGGCGACTTCCGTACCCACTGCATGGCCACCTGAAGCGCCCTTATAAATGGCGAATCCAGCGCCCAACGTGCTTGCCGTATTGATCACCTGAATGTGAGTCACGATGATCCGTGGCTGTTCAAGGGTGAACCCAATAGGGCCAGCAAGTGACGCAATGGCGCCGTTGAGCAAATTGGTGAAAACGCCATCCGTAACAACGTTGGACGAAATGTTGAGTTTCTTTCCCATCACAGGATGCTCAGCACGGCCATCGTGTTGCGCTGGTTGCAGGTGATGCCGTAGTCGGCCGTTAGACCCCAATAGTGGACATAACGGTCGTACATCGGCGAGGGGTTGCGCATGATCATCCAGCGGCCCTTGAACTGGCGCAGCTTGATCGACTTGCTCTGCAGGAAGTAGCAGCGCTTGGCCCACGGGTAGGTGATCACGCCCAGGATCGCGTCCAGCGCGTCGAAGGTCGGGTCCCACACCACCAGCTTGCCCTTGAAGTACACGTTGTCGGTGCCGCCATCGGCGCTTGGCGCGTCCTTACCGGTCACGATCACCTGACGGTTCTGGGTCAGGTTGGCGTTGGTGCGGTAGGCATCGTAGAAGGCCGAGCCGCAGACGATGTAATCGGGCTCCATGCCGCCGTAGGTCGTGCAGGCACGGTAGGCGGTTTCCATCTGGCTGACGAGCAGGCCGGCCGTGGTGGAGTTGATGGCAAGGATCGCCGTATTGCGCCAGAAGGTGTAAACCGACGCATCGAGGCCACCGATCACGCCCGTTGCCGGCGTGGTGGAGACCAGCGCATCGAGACCCGGGACGCTCAGCGGGTTGGCGCTGCCGTCGAGGTGGAACTCGATGTCGATGTTCTCCTGAAAGCCCAGCTTCAGGATGTCGTAGTTTTCCTTGAGGATGTTCACCACCTGCGTGGCTTCGGCTTCCGTGGGAACCGACTCGGTGTCCTTGGTCATCACGATGCCGTTGTTGGCCAGGTCGGTCTCGTTCAGCGAGAAGCCGTCATGCGCTTCGTAATGCTGGTACGGCGCCTTGCGCACGCTGTCGCGGCGGTTGTAGGTGACCTGCTGGTCGCCCGTGTAGTTCTGGTAGTTCGAGTCGTGCGAGATACGCACCTTCTCGTTCAAGATGCCGTTGGAATACACGGCCGGCTTGGAATTCTGGATCAGCCACTGAAGCAGCGGGCGCTTCTTGTCGACGTTGTCGACGGGATCGTTCTTCACCCAGCTTTCGAGCTGGTAGTTGGCGCCATTGATGAGCTGTGCCTGATTGATGGGCATCTGCGTGATTCCTCGAATCGGTGGAAAGGGAAAGCCCGATAGGGGCTGTTCGACTCTCCGCGTTCGAGGGGCACGACGCCTCATCCTGTGCTACCGGCTGCGACCCCGGCTTACTGCGACGCGGTGCAGACTTTCGGTCTGCTGGTGGCGCGGAGCATAGCCCCACGCCACCGGGGTACGTCAAGCGGACGTGTTCAAACGCTCGGCCAAGGTGTCCAGATAGCCGCGCATGTACTGGTGCTGGATCAGCATCAGATCCCACTGGATCTTGGGAACGTTGGCAGGCTTCTGGTCCGGCGAAAGGAACGCATCCAGCTTGGCGAATCGGTCGGCAAGCTCCTTGTATTCGGCCTTGACGCGGTCCACCCAGGTGCCCCCGCTGTCACGGTGTAGGCGCTCCTGCAGGAGGTAGCCTTCCAGTTCCCACACCTTGTTGCGGGCGTTATTGCGTGAAATGTTCTGGCCAATTTCCTCGTTGAAGTTGGCTTTGCTTACCGTGGCCGCCTCGCCGCGCGCGGTGAAGCCATTGCGCAGGGTGAGCTCGCAAACCATCACTTTGCCGCTCGGTAGCGTGGTAAACGACTCGGTGACGATGGCCGCATCGATGTCGGGCGGAGTGAGGCGCGGAGCATTGAGGCCTTTGTCTTGGATGGCCTGCTCGATTTCTTTCTCGCTCATGGGACTTTGCCTTACATGGGCGCCGCGAAGGTGCGGCGGGGCATCGTAGCAAAGAAAAAGGCCCCGGCATTTCTGCCGGAGCCTTCGCCTTTCGCCGTTCCCCGTGGAGAAGCTTACCGGTCAGCCGAAACGGCTGCAACGCCACGCATGAACGGGTTGACGCCAGACTGGTCGTTGTTGTCCAGCGTGGCGGTCGGTCCCGCACCGCCACGGATGGGCTGCGAGCCGACGGCGGGCGCACGGCGCGGTGCAGGTGCTGGCGCTGCGGCCACCTTGATCTTCAGGTACTCGCGCGCCGTCTTCTCGGCCCATTTGGACGGATGCACATCCTTAAGCATGCCGTTCTGGATCATCTGCACCAGGATGGGCAGCTTCACCGCGGCCTGCGGATCGTTGGCCCGGCATTCCTGGTCGAACTCGTTCAGCGCCTTCTTGCCATCGGCCTCGGCCACCGCGTAGGCCTCTTCCTGCTGCTTGCTGGTCTCGCTGGCGCGGTTGGCGTTGTCGCGCTGGTCTTTGGTGAGTTTCTCGGCGGCACGAAAGCGGGCAATTTCCAGCGCACGCTCGCGGGTGATTTCGAGGTTATCGACGCCTTCGAGCAAATCCTTGTGCGCGGCCAGCGGATCGACCGAACCGCCAGGAAGCTCACGGCCAAGGCGCGTGCCCAGCGCGGTGACCTGGTCGACCAGAGCATCATAGGCGGCGTTCATCAGCACCGGGTCGCCCGTGTTCATGGCACGAATCACGGTGAAGGCAGAGCCGACCTGTTCACCGGTCGCGGTGGATCGCTCGATCGCCTGCTCCCACTCCATGCCGCGGGCAGAAGCCTGCAGCACGTTGTCCAGATCCTGCTGGCTTTCGATGCCGACCTTTTTCAGCGATTCGACGTAGGGACGGCTCGCCTTGATTTCGCCGGCCATGTCGCGGAAGCGTTTTTCCGCGGCGCCCTTGAGGCCCAGCGTCTTGACCTCGGCGTCCAGATCCTTGTCACGCTCCGGCGTGGCCGGTGCAGGTGCCGGAGCTGGCGCAGCGGGTTCCTTCTTCTCGTCCTTCGGCGCCGGCTTGGCATCGGCTGGCTTGTCTTCCTCACTCTTCAGGTGCGGCGAAACGTCTTCCACGCCCTTGAGGAAACCGGCGATAGCGTCCTCTTCGGCATTGCCCTTTTCACCGTCTGCCGGCGCAGGCGGCTGGCTAACGCCGGCATCGTCGGCTGGTGCCGGTGCATTGGTCACGTCTTCCGGTGCAGGCGCGGAACCGGCGCCACCATCGGCAGGGTCTTTGGCTTCTTCGAAGTAACGTCGGCGATGCTTGATCATTGGAGTGTTCCCTCGCTGGCAGTGGGTGATGGACTTGCGTTGGGCATGTTACCGCTGCCCGGTGGAATCGGTGGCGCAGGCGGCGGGGCGAATTTCGATTGCGCAGGCACCTGGCCAGCGACGGGCAACGAGGCCTGCACCATCTGCGCGATCTGTTCCGGGTCAAACGCCTGGTAAGACTGCGTGATCAGGATGGTGGCGGCCTGCGGTGCCATCGCGCCCGCGCGAACCTCGTTCAACGTGGCCAGCAACTCGGCCACCTGCACGCCGTTGAGCGCGCTGTTTTGCAGCGGCGGCGGCGGCGGACCGGGAAGCGGCGGCGGCGGCACGCGCGGCGGGTCGGGCAGGAATTGGCTTGCGTCGATGCGATCACCCGCACGGTTAATCGTCTCCTGCACGAGCTGTTCCAGGCAGTCGGCCACTTCGTCATTGGAGCTGCCGCGCAGTGAGCCAATTTCCTTGATGTTCTGCGCCAGCACGGGCGCGATCATCGCCCAGGCCTGCTGCTGCTGCGCGGTCTTGGGCTTGCCGGAGCTGCCCGCGTCGATGTTGACGGTAAGCAGCTGCTGCATCTCCTGCGCCGGCATGTCCTGCGGCCACAGCGCCCAGGGCCCGGCCATCTCTTCCACGTCTTCGGGCTTGAGCGCTTGGATCGAGATTTCGGAGGTGTAGATGGCGCAGTCATCGAACACCGCATCGATCAGGTCGCCGATGTAGCCGGTGCGCGACTTGGTGCCTGACTCCTGAATCTCGGCCTCGGTGGCGGTCTTGGCCACCTGCACGGAGGACATCAGCGCCTGCTGCACGCCCCAGATCTTTTCCAGCTCCGCCTCGATAGGCGCGGTCTGGAACAGCGCGGCGTCGATCTGGTTGTAAGCGATGGGCTGCAGCATGTCCTTGATGGGAGTCCCTGCCTTGATGGGCGTCAAGCCGATCATTTCGCCGATGGTGCCGTTACTCAGCGCATCGACATCGGCCTCCTGCATGTTGGTCTTGTCGTAGCCAGTCTTGGGGATGGCGCGCTGGCGAGCGGTGCGCCAGTTGGTCCGCGCGGCGTTGTACTCATCGAACAGCGACGCGCTGCGACTGATCAGCGAACGCGGATGGCGCGAGCCGTTGATGACGCCGACGGCCAAGAGGAAATAGGGGTTGCCGCGCGTGCTGCCGATGGCCGGCACATAGGGCGGCTTGGCGTAATCCTTCAGGCCTTCGATCAGCGTGATGACGTTGGAGCTGGTGCGGTCCCAGGCCTCCCACACGCAGTAAAACGGCTCGCTGTTGTCCGTCGGCGAGGTGCTGTTCTGGTTCTTGACGTAGCGATCCGCCTCGCTCGCTTCCACCGTGCCGCCGTAGCCGTTGGAGGCAAAGCCGTTGCCGGTGCCCTGTGCGGCCACGTTGCCGGTGTCCTGCTGGATGGTGTTGCGCGGCTTGACGGCGTAGTAAGGCGTTGCCGACTTCAATCGATCGGCGATGTCCGGGAAGTCGGCCTTGATGCGCTCGGCGTTGAAGAAACTGCGCTCAGCCACCCACGCCGCGTCCTTGTAGTCGGTGATGGATGGCGCATCAATCGATACCTGCATGTCCTCGGGCTCGACCACGTAGCACACCAAGCCGCGCGCCACGATCACGTCGATATTGGCCTGCAGGCCTTCGATCTGCTGCTCCAGGTACGCCTTCTCGGCATCCTCGTCGGTGTCGCCCTGGTAATCAGGGTCGGTGATGCACTGCTGCGTCGCTTGGATCTGCGCCATCTTTTCCTGCAGATCGTGAAGCTGCTGCTGGATCACTGGATCCTGGCCCATGCGCTCCTGCCAGAACATTTTGAACCAGCCCACACCGACCGATAGCGCCGACCGAGTGACGGCCTCGCCGACCTTCTTGAGCGTGGCCTGCTGCCACAGCTTGGTGATGACGATTTCCATCGTCTCGGCGAACTGCTTGGCGTCGTCGCGCTTCTGCTGGTAGGGCGCCATGAGCTGCTGAAGGCGCGACAGCACGTCCGGGTCGTTGTCGGCCAACTGGATCGGTCCGGGAGGTGCGGCCGGGTCGCCGTTGGGGTTGGGCGGCGGCGGCAACGGGGGCTGCCCTGGTTGGCCGGCACCTTGCTCGATCAGCTTCTTGCGGCCCGCATCAGCGAGCGCGGCCACCTGCGCCGGGTCCAGGTGCTGGGCGATCTGCATGCCAGCCTGTGCGGCCTGCTGCTGGCTGGCCTGTACCTGCTGTTTCTGCGCCGTCACGTCCTGAATGGCCATCGCCAGCACTTTCTTCTGCGGCGGCGGCTGGGTCATCTCCGACGGCCCGACGTTCACGGCCGGCTGCTTGGCGAAGATCACCGATTGCAGGGTGTCCACGTAGCTGGGCGCGAGCGGCACCTCGACACCGTACATACCGCGTGCGCCGCGCAGGTAGCGACGGTCAAGCGCGTAGTTGATGCGCGCCTGCTCATCGAATTTGCGTGCCTGGCCGATGTCCTTGAACCACTTGGACACGTCAGCGGCAGCTTGCGTCTGCTGCTCTTGCGTGCGCGGATCGTCGGGGCTGTAGCTTGCCTGATTGACGCCAGCCTGGAAGGCATCCGCGCCGTTGTCGTCGGTGGTCGTGGTCTGGGCCATGGCGGCAGGTTTCCTTTAGCGGTAGAGGCTGGCTCGGCGTCGTTGGGCCGCGTCCGGGTCTTCGTACAGCGACTCGACGTGACGGCGCGATCCTACCTTAAGCGGCTCGGGCTCATCGGCTGGGGTCGTGTCGGTCGCGTCCATCATCACCTCAAGGCCGCGGGCCAGGAGGCTGCACACATCGACCTTGTCGTCGGTCTTACCGTCCTTGCCGGTGAAGCTGCACAGCTGGTTGATCACCGCTTCTGCCCACGGCAGCCAATTGCCGTCCTTGTCCTGCGGGAAGTACACGCAGCCGGCATCCCACATCGCCTTGAAGGACATGGCGCGGTCGGCCTTATTGCCGGCGCTGGCCAGATCCTCAAAGGCAATCCAGGTCTTGTTGCGGCGCATCTGCTTGGCGATACCGGCCTGCGCGCCACGCAGGATGACGCCCTTTTCGCGGAACCACAGCAGCGGCTTTTGGCGACCGGCCATGCCGATCATCGCCTTGATCCATACCTCTGAATCGGTCTGCCCGCTCCACCAGTCGGTGAACACCAGGTTGCCGGCAGGATCGAGGCCGGCGGCGCCGTGCTCGGTCCAATCGCCCTCGTCCACGCTTACTGCGTAGTCGCTGGCCGCGTACACACGCAAGTCCTGCGGCTTCTCGTGCGGGCGGTAGCCTTTGACCTTGTCGCGTTTGAACAGCTTGCCGGTGATCGATCGGCACTCGCCTAGCCAGATGTGGGCATAGTTGGGGTCGTTGGCGGCCTTCATTTTGCGCCGCTCGACCTGCATGGCCTCTTCCAACCACGGGTTGTCGTAATACTGGCACTCGATGAC